AAACCGAAAGCGGAAATTGTGTTTGTTGAAATGGTATGCCCGAGCTGCGGCGGAGCCGTCAACTTAAATCCCGAATCAGGGGAAATTTTTGCTGGCGGAACTCAAGGGCAGCAGGAAGAACCGAATAACGCTGGCAATGCGCCGGGCAATGCGCCCGGAGCGAAAAAGCCCGAAACGGTTCTTGCAAGGCGGATGCCGGGTAATGTGAGGGCGTCAATTTACAGCGTAAATTGCCCTCACTGCGGCAATGATTTTATGTGGGATACCGACGTTAATGCTGACGGCGGCGAAGGACAGACAGTAAACCAGTCGGCGCCGCTTAACGGTTCGGGCCAACAGTCTCCGGCAACACATCCGCAGCAGGAACAGGCTACGGAGCCTGAACCGCAAGCCGCCGCTGCCGAAACGGTATGTCCGAATTGCGGCGCGCAGGTCGAATACGACACTGAAACCGCGCAAACCGGAAAGGACGATGAGACCGGGACAGAGGGATATGTTTTGACGTGTTCGGAATGCAACACGCAATTCATTGAACCTATGGAAGCCCCCGTTCCTGATGCAATCCCCGCTGGCGCGTCCGCAGACGTACAAGCCGCATACCGCGCAGGCGTACTGGCAGAACGAAATCGGCAAGTCGCGTTGGACGAAATGGCGCAGGCCGCTCCCGATTTGTCCGGCATGATTCAAGCCGCAAAAAAAAGCGGGGCATCGGCAGAGGTAATGAGCCGCAATGTCATCAAGGCAATGGCTTCCGGCAGAGGCGGAAAACCCGGAGCGGCGCAGTTTTCCGCAGCGCTCAGGCGCGACATTCAAACGAGCGGCGTGAACAATGTGCGGACGCCGCAGCACGCTTCTGTAAAACCGAAGAGTGTTTTCGAATCGGCGTATGACAGATACGCCGCTGAATATAACAAGGGGAGAGGAGGAAAAGACAATGGCTAAGCGTAATTTATTCCATCCGGAAATTGCACAATCTGAAACTGACGATTTGTATAACGGTACTTTGATACCGCGCAAAACACGTCCAGTGGCAGTAACAGGCGAGGGCGTTATAAAACGCGGCACGCCTTTGGTAAGTGATGACGGCGAAACGTTCACCGTCTTTGCTCAGGACGAGGAACCCATCAGAGGGATTCTCCTTTTTGACATCGACACGGAAGAAGAAGAGGAAGCCCAAAACGCTGTATTGGGAACAAGCGGCGAATTCAACCAAAACAAAGTTGAAGAAGCCCTTGGAGAGGAGCTTGACGCGAAAGCGATCATGGATGCTTGGGGAAGGAATATTCACATCGAGGCAAACAAAACTTATCCGAATGTTCCCACTTTTCCCATAGGTTAAATCAAGGAGGATTCAAATGGGTACACAAGGTGTAAACACGACTACCAGCAATGGGGCGCAGAGAACGCAAATCGCGCCCATTGAAACGATTCTGCCGAAGTCAAAATTTTTCAGCACATATTTTATGGGCGCTTCGCCGGAGTTTCTCCCTACCGCGTATGTGGAATGGGATTATCTGACAAGAGGGGCGCCGCTGGCGCATTTTGTCGGAGATGGATTGACCGTGCCTGCAACGGAACGCGGTACTTTCAAAACAGCAATGATTGAAACGCCCCGTTATCAGCACAGGAAGGTTCTCAGCCTGAAAGACATGAAGGGCCGCAGTCCCGGCGAACCTTACGGTTCAATGCCTGCGGAAATGTTCAAAACTTTGCAGGAAAGAGCGGCAAGGCTCCGTTTTGAAGATGACGTTGAATGCGTTGAAGCCGTTGCGGATTTGCGCGAGGTAATAACCGCGAGGTTCATAACCCAGGGCGTGATTGACGTTATCGGCTACGGCGTTGACCGTGAAATTGATTACGGTCTGCCGAACAGGATTGTTCTTTTGTCATCTGATCAAGCGGCTTTCAAGGCAAATCCGCAGGCCTTCCTCAGAACATGGATCAGCGGCCTCAAGCGTTTAGGGTTCCGGCCTACCGAAGCAATCATGTCCCCGGAAGTGTGGAGATTGTTTGAAGAAGACGAAAAATGGATCAAGCAGCTTGACAACACAAGAACCGAAAAAGGTTCTATCGCGCCGATTGAAGAAATTGAATACGGCGCTCCCGCTTACATGGGCGAAGCGCGCGATCCGTTCCTCAAATTCTACACGCAGGAATCCGAGTATTACGATGACGTAACCGGAACAATGAAAAGGCATTTGCCTGAGGGTTCTTTAATCCTTACAACGCCGGAATCAAAAAGAAACCGTTTTGCTTACGGCTCAATCGACTACATGGAAGACGGCGAGTTCAGAACCATGTCAGGCGAGTTTATCAGGGAAGAATGGCACGATGACAGAGCGGCAACGAGCGAAGTGGTGGTGACTTCAAGGTCCGTTCCTGTGCCGTCAAACATCAATTCGTGGCTTGTAGCCACTGTAATGTAAGGGGGAAGAAATGGCTAAGGTTTATGTAACGCGCTGCATCGTCAAAAAAGACGGAAAGCGATACGAGAAAGGGAGCGTCATCGAGAACTTGTCCGGCGATGAAATCAAAAAAGGTTTGGCCGAAAAATGGCTTGAAGCCGTAGGCAACGATAAGGAGCCTGCGAAAGAAGAAAGCGTAAAGCCCAAAGGCAAACCAAAAGACAGCAAAAATAAAGGTTCCGGCAAGGCAACCGGCGAGGTAGAACCTTCTGGCAAAACCAGAGAGGAACTGTTTGAGGAAGCCGCGGCGCTGGGTATCGCGCAGACTATCACTGAAGCCACAACTGCCGAAGAAATTCAGAAGTTGATCGAAGAGGCGCAGCAGTAGCATGGGATTTAAGGAACAGGTCGAAGCCGATATTGACAACGTTTTCTTTAAGACAGAAGAGTTTGCGGAGAGCGTAGTCATTGACGGCAAGCCTGTTCCTATAATCCTTGACAATGATGCGTTGCAGGGAGTGTCGGAGCTGTATGCGCTGGGTTTAGCGGAAGGCGAGCAATTTATTTTCATCAGGGAAAAAGATATGCACCGCCTTCCTCAGCCCGGCGACGCGCTTTCAAAAGATGGCAAAGATTGGTATGTGCGCCATGCAGTTTGCAATATGGGAGTGTTTTCCATACGAATCGGCAGGGAGAGGAGTAGCGGTGAGTATTGAGATAATGGCTGAATTCCGCAGGTCTGATTATGAAAGAATTGTCAAAAAACTTGACGGATTAGCCAACAGAATGACCATCAGAAAAGCCATCAACCGCGCCGCGAAACGTGCCGCAGATGCAGGAGTAACGTTCACCAAAAGAGGAATAGCCGCTGATACTACATTGAAAACCAGCGAGGTCGGCAGAAAAGTAAAAGCGTATCAATACGGCAGCCCCCTCAATATGGTGATCGGCATGAAAATCAGCGACACGGCGCGCCCGCTGTCCGATTTTGCATTTATACCAAAGAAGCCGAAATACAGAACGGCCCCGACAGTAGAGATTTACAAAGGCAGCAAAAAGAAGTTGACGGGCCAGGCGTTTGTGGCGCAAATGCCGACAGGACACATTGGGATATACGAGAGGGAAACAGACGAAGCCTTGCCAATAAAGTCATTGCCTGGGCCTTCCGTAACCGGATTATTTAAGGCGAATGTGAATGTCCATACTTTTGTCTGGAATATGATGATGGAGACTTTTGAAAAACGTATAGAACACGAATTAAAGAGGTTGCTTGATGGGAATAATTGACCGCACACCGATTGGGCTTGTAGACGCTATTTGCGAACGCATTAAGGCTGTATTGACTCCATCATTCTGGCAGGAAGCCGAACAATTTGCCAGCGGGAACGAGGATTGCCATGTGCCGCACGTTCATGCCCAGTATTTACCGATTACAAAAACGGCATCGGAAGAGCGCGATAAGTCTAAAGATTTCCCAATAGTGCAAGTTGTTTGCACATCAGGCACTATCGACGATTTGTCCGAAGCGAAAAACGGCTCTGGGATTGACATACAAATTCAATTTGGTGGGTACAGCAAGGAGCTTGATAATCAGGGGTGGCGCATACCGATGATGATGCTTTGGCGTGTTTTGCAGGATTTGTTATCTGACACGATTGTTGGAGGCTACAAGCTGGATGTACCCATTAAGTGGTCTCCAATACCAAGTAAAGAGCCGCCGTATTATGCGGCAATAATGGATACGGTGTGGAAGGGAAGCCCGCCGGCAGTTGAGGTTCCGGTCGGCGTTTTTGCTGAAACCGGAAATAACAATGAAGAGACCCATGAGGTCAAATACTAGGAGGATAATATGGCTTATCGCCACGGGGTGTATATCAGTGAAAGCCCTACAAAACTTCAAGTGCCGGTCGCGGTTGATTCCGCGCTTCCGGTCGCGGTTGGCATCGCGCCGGTTCATCGGCTTGAAAATCCGGCAGGTGCGGTCAATGAACCGTTCCTGATATACGAATTTGCGGAGGGCGTTGCCGCGCTGGGCTACTCCGAGGATTGGAAAAAGTTTGGTTTGAGCATGATGCTCTACTCCCAAACAAGGATACACAATTCCGCGCCGTTGATTTTGATCAACGTATGGGACCCGCTCAAAAACGCCCAGCAGGTTGCCGCCGTTGCCATGAACGTTGTTAATGGCGTTATCACCATTGAAGGCGGCATGGCGATGATAAGCACGGTCAGCGTATCAGACAACAACACTGAATATGTGCGCGGCGTTGACTATGATTTGAAGTATGACGGTGAAGACCTGCTCATAACCATCATTGACGAAGGCAATATTCCCGCGGGAACTGCTTCGTTGGATGTGGCGTATAAAGAGGCAAGCGTAGCCGGGGTTACGGACAGCAATATTGGCGGCGGCATTGACCCGGATACCAATAAGCGGTCAGGCATTGAACTCATTGACGAGGTTTTCCCCCGGTATCAGAAAAAACTGGGCTTTATCCTTTGCCCCGGTTTCAGCCACATACCGGGCGTTGCCGCGCTGATGATAGCGAAGGCGAAAAAGGTAAACTGCGTTGCCCTGCTCGATCTTCCCTGCGAAGGGCAGTATGTTGACTACAAAAAAATCCCGCAGTGGAAAAACGACAACGGCTATCTCAGCCCCTTTGCTTTCGCGGATTGGCCGTGCGTTGCAATCGCCGATCAGGTGTTCTATGCCTCGGTGCGGATAGCCGGAATGTTCGGCGAAACGGACGGCGCAAACGGCGGTCTGCCGTATGAGCAGGTGTCAAACAAAACGCTGCAAATGACCAAAATTTGCCAGCCTGACGGCACTCTCATCCCGATGATGACCCCTGAGCAAGCCAATTTCCTGAACGAGAACGGCATCGGGACGTTTATCAACTGGTCTGGCTGGCGTGCATGGGGCGTTGAGACTACGGCCTTCCCCGGCAACACGGATATTAAAGACTTCGAGCGCAGCGTGCGGCGTATGTTCATCTTTGTTGAAAACGTTATCCAGCTCACAATGGCGTCAAGGGTTGACCGCCCGATCAGAAAGCTGCTTATCGACAGCATATTGTTAACCGCCAATGAGTATCTCAATACCATCAAATCGCGGGGAGCGATAATCGGCGGCTATGTGGAGTTCCTGCGGTCGGACAACAGCAATCAAAGCATTATGAGCGGCAAGCTGTATTTCGCGGTACACCTTACGCCGCCCAATGCCGCCAAAGAAATCGAATTCAATTTTGAATACGATCCATCCGCGCTTGATACCCTGTTCGGGTAGGAGGTAGAAAATGTCGGTAGCAACCCAAAACAATGTTTTCAAACTGTATGACGTTGACTCTGGCAAGGCTCTTGACGGCGTGGTGACGTTACAGTTGCCGCCGTTTGAGCTTGCGTCCAACGAATTCTCCGGGGCTGGATTAGCCGGGAAGATAAATGTCCCCGCGCCGGGCGTGATGAACGCCCTTGCCGCGACTATATCATGTCCGGTAATTTACGGCGAAATTCTGAAGTATATGGAGCTGGGCGAAACCAAAACCCTCGATCTTCGGAATGAAATGATCGTCGTGAACTCGGACACCCATCAGCCTGAACGTGTGCCGCAGCGTTGGGTATTGAAGGGGCCGCTGAGTAAGTCCGATCCCGGCAAGGTCGAACAGGCGGCGGCCTCCGATGCGTCCATTGATATTCAGATTTATTATGCGGCGAACTGGGTGGACGGCGAGGCGGTTTTGGAATTCGATCCGTTCAAGATGATTTACACCGTGAACGGAAAGGATATGTTGGAACTAACGCGGCAGAACGTGTTGGTCGGATAAAACATAACGGAGGGTAATATGTTTAAGGGAACCGTAACCGTAAAGTTACATACGCCGGTTGATTGGGAAGGCGATCAGATAAAATCAATCGATCTGAATTTCGGGAAGGTAACGCCCGCGGCGATTATTGAGGCCGAACAAAACAGCGGCGGCAGCCTTACGTCCATTGTGAAAATGGCGAACACGTCATATTGTACGCATTTGGCTTCGCACATGATGGGCCGGGAACCGAAAACGGCGTACCGTATTTTGATGAAGATGGACGTTGAGGACTTCAATGCGGTCTGGCAGACGGTCGGGGCGTATGTTGGCGACAACGATCCGCAGGAGTTTTATAACCAATATGCCGGCATAGAGGCGGTTGCTGATGCGGGTTTTACCAAACCGGCAACAAAGCCGGTATAGGCAAAGAAACTTCGATTTTTAGCTACGCAAGCCCCGCAGATTTTTGTCGCAAGATAGTAGCGGGGCTTGCGGTTGTTTGCCACACATCCATAGCGGAGCTGGAGAAAATGCCGCTATGCGAAATCATGGAATATGAGCGTATCGTGAGCGATATGTTCAAAGAGGCGAGGCAGTAGTTATGGCCGGCAGAAAAACAGTTTGGGATTTACTCTTGCAAATTGACGGCAAAGATCACGGCGCTTCCGCTGCCATGAGGCAAGTAAAAAGGCAAATGCAGGATATGCAGGCCGCCTCAAAACAATTAAAAGGCGATTTCTCGGCGTTCACAAAAAGCGCCGGGAAATTGGCCTTGGGCTTAGTCGGAGGCGTTACCGCCGCGACCGTTGCCGTTGTTAAAATGGCGAGCGATGTTGCCAATACCGGCGATCAGGTTGCCAAAACATCGAAGGCCATAGGAATAGGCATAGAGGCGTATCAGGGACTCCAGTATGCAATGCAGCAATCGGGCGTGAGCGCGGAAGAGTTTGACGGCGCATTAAAAAAATTCAATCAAACGGTAAGGCTGGGCGCGGCGGGCAATGCGGCGGCCAGAAAGCAGTTGGAAGCGATTGGTTTATCCGCTGATAAACTTTCCAAAATGAAGCCCGAAGAGGCTTTTCTTACGTTGTCAAACTACATGAAAAGTCTGCCCAATGACGCGGCGCGTACTCAGGTGGCAATAACCATGTTTGGCAAGGCAGCCGGACCGCGAATGATGGCGGCAATGAAGGAAGGGAGCGGCGGCATAAAAAAACTGATGAACGAGGCAAAGTCGCTTGGAATTGTGCTGACCGACAGCCAGGCACATCAGTCTGAGGCGTATGTGGACGCGCTGACTAAATTAAAAAAATCAGGACAGGGATTAAAGACTCAATTTATTACCGGGGCAATAGGGCCGCTTACCAAAGCGTTTGAAACGTTATCCGGCGCCGTAATGAATAATCTACCGGCTATACAGGAGCTGGGAAGAAAGTTCGGGGAATGGCTGGGCGATGTTGTGGACCGTCTGCCTGAGATAATCGCAAAGATAAAAGAAATGGCAGCATGGCTTTGGGAAAACATAACCCGGTTGAAGGACATGGCGGGAGGCTGGCAAAATGTCGCAAAGATTGCAGGGGCGGTAGTAATAGCCCCGACTGCCGTAAAAGGTCTGAGGGTAGTAAATTCTTTAGTTGTTTTTATTAAAACCGCTGTGAAAGCGTTACCCGCGATTTTAGCCGGAATGAAGGGCGCATTTGTTGTGCTGGGCGCTGCCGCAAAAGGGGCGTTTGCCACAATAGCGGCCGCCGCCGCGCCGATTGCGGCGATAATTGCCGCGATAGTGATTGTGGTCATAGTCATAATTCGGCGTTTTCAAGATTTGAAAAAATATGTGTTAGAGGCATTTGGAAGTATAAAACAAACGCTGGTTGAAGCCTTGGGGCCTGATAATCCGATTTTCAAAGTCATTGACGCTATCAAATCATTCTTTGGCGGTGGTGAAGCGTCCGAAGGTGTCAAGAAATTCGGGGAAGTCGCAAAACAGGTATTGGGTGTAGTTTGGAATATAATCGAAAATGTTGTTTTGGTAATGTTGAAACAGGTTATCAACGTCCTTGCCGCTGCCATTAAGATATTTATAGGCGTTTTCAAAGTCGCGTTTAACATCATCAAGGGAATAATTATGATCCCGATTGCGATAGTGAAAATAATAATCGCGCTGTTCAAAGGCGGGTTCAAGGGGGCGATTGTAGAAGTTAAAAGCCAGTTCAAACAATTTGGCGATGTATTCAATAATATCTTTGGCGGAATAAAAATTGTTGTAACCAGCGTGATAGATTTCTTCAAGAGCATGGGGAACAACCTTAAAACAATGCTTAAAGATATACTCGGCGACGAGAAGTTTCAGGCGTTGGCTACTTTCTTCACAGGGATAGGCAACGCAATCAAGAATATATTTAGCAGTGTTGGAAGCTTTTTCACCAGCACGTTTACCGGCGCGATCAATGGCGTGAAGAGCATTATCGAGGGGCTGGTCGGAGTATTTACCAGTGTATTTGACAAGATTAAGGGGCTAATAACGTCAGTTGTTGATTACTTTACGGGCAAGTTTGCGACCGTTAAAGATTTCTTTGCGAGTGTAGGTGATTTCTTCAAGGGCGGCGGTGGCAAGGATAAAATGGCGTCCCATGCTGCCGGTGGCATATTTACCCAAAGGCATATAGCCCAAATTGCCGAATCGGGCGCTGAGGCGGTAGTGCCGTTAAACAACACCCCGAATGGATACCGTATCTGGAAACAGGCCGGGGAGATGGGCGGCTATCTGCAAACGACAACACAGGGTGTGGCAGTGGCAAAGGTAGCGGCTCAGGGTGTGGCAAGAGTAGGGGAAATGGGCGGGGCTGAGCCGGATTCGCCGCCGATAACGAAGGCGGCGGCGGCAAGTCTTACCAGAAATGAGGGCGGCATTAGTATCAATTTCACGCAGTCGAATACATTTACCGGGGGAACGCCCGATCAGGCTGTTGTGAAACAAATAGCCGATGCCGGCAAGAAGGCCGCCGACGATCTTGAAAAGCGGCTTGAACAAATAATGCGCGACAAACGCAGGGTGAGTTTCGCATGAAAAAGTATTTGGTATCGCAAGGCGATGTGTGGGATTTAATTTCATTCAAGATATACGGCGACGAGTCATTTATGGATGTTTTGCTTGATGCGAATCCTAATCTGCGGCACATAGTTGTCTTTACTGAGCCTGTTTATATCAATGTGCCTGAGCGCCCGGCAGTAGAGCAATCAATGTCGGATATGCCCCCGTGGAAACAGTGAGGTATTTATGGCAGACCCCAGGCGCGTAAAAATTGAAGTTGACTATGACGGCAAAGACATTAGCCGGGCGGTATCGGATTCGATTATTGAATTCACATATACGGACAAGGCAAGCGGGGAGGCGGATTCTGTTTCGTTGAAAGTACATGACCGGGAAGGCCATTGGCATAATAACTGGTATCCGCAGGTAAGGAGCAAGAAATAATGGCAGATTTCAACAGCATAGCTGATGACAAAGATATTTACTCTGACCCGGCTAAAGAAGCGGCAAAGGCGGCGGCAGCCCCTGACAACGCGGTTCCGGGTACGATATTGAGAGTTAAAATCTGTCTGGAAAATTGGGAATTGGAAGGCGACAAGCGAAAATTTGACTGCGGGGCGTTTGAGATTGACTCCTGCGATTTTGATGGGCCGCCTGACAGCATGAATATAAAAGCCGTGTCAACTCCGGTGTCGTCAAGTTTGCGGCGGGAAGAAAAGTCAAACGGCTGGGAGAATACCACTCTCAAAGAACGCGCGCAGGATATAGCGTCTAACGCGGGATTGCAGCTCATGTATGAAGTGGAAGGCGATATAAACCTGGACCGTGTAGACCAATTAAAAAAGAGCGATTTGGCGTTTCTACAGGAACTGTGCAATGACTACGGGGTGTCGTTAAAAGTAACCAATGAAAAACTGGTCTTATTCGACGAATCGGCATATGAGAAACGCCCTTCCGTTGACAAGTACGATAAAAATGATACTGGCGGCAATAAGATATTGACAAAAACAGGAAGAATATCTGAATATTCGTTTTCGCAAAACGTTACCGACTGCGTGAGCAAGGTGCAGTACAGCTATAAAGACCCGAAGAGCGGGGAATTAGTGGAATGTGAATTTGAACCGCCGAAGCCGCCATCTACCGGGCAAGTATTGAAAATAAATGAGCGGCCCGGCGATTTGTCCGGCGACACTTACCGCAACGCGCTTGACGGGGAAGAGCCGGAAGAGCCGGAAGAAGCCGATGGTACTTTTGAAACGGGGTTTGGCGCTTTCAATGATACCGAAGGCGATTTTGATAAGGTAAGATCGGATGCTACGGAAAACGCCCTGCGTAAAGCGAAGGCGCGGGCGCGTGAAAAAAATAAAAACGAATGGATCGGGTCATTGACTGTTATTGGCAATCCTAAAATTATCGGCGGGGTGTGTGTGGATATAGCGGGGTTTGGCGTTTTCGATGGTAAGTACATGGTAGATGAAGCAACGCACGAAGTCAGCGGTGGCTATACGACAAAAATGAAGATGCACCGTGTTTTGGAGGGCTATTAGAATGGCAGAGCTTCATACTGGGCAAGTGAGTTCCCATAACAACAAAGCGGCTGCCGCAAAGATCGCTATGGATGATTTCGATGGAATGGTAAGCGGGAATATGCAAATGTTATTCCCCGCTTCCGGGCATTGGAATTTCTTTTGGATACCGAAAGAAGGCGACCATGTAGTAACTGAGCGAAGCCCAAACGGAGCGCAGGAAGGGTATGTACTTGGCAAGCCATATACGGCAAATAATATGCCCCAGGGTGGCGCGGACGGCTTGTTTTTGATAGTGAGCAGCGACGGTAAAAA